ATTTACAGATGTTTCAGGCGACCCTAGTACAAGTGATTTAGAGGTCGGTGAAGTAGGTATTAATCCGATACAAAAGAAAATATTTGTTAATAATGCTGGAACAATTGTAGCATTAGGTTCTGCTGATTTTTCAGCTGTAGACCAAGATATAATACCTGATGGTAATGGTACAAGAAATTTAGGTAGCGCTACAAAAAGATTTAAAGAGTTATTTCTATTAGGTCAAACAATTGATTTAGGTGGTGCTATTATTGATTCTGACGGAACAGGTCAAGTATCTGTATCTGCTACAGGTGTTACTTTGCCTGCTGGTTCAAAAGCAGGTATTAACAAATTAGCTGTTGCTGTAACAGGTTCAGGTGGTACTGAACAAGCCGCTCAAGTTGTTGACTTTTTTTCAGCAGCTGGTGGTTTAAGTTCAGCGAATACACAATTTAACTTTAATGCTACGGTTGATGAAAAGTTTGTATTTACAGGTACAAAGTCATTTACACTATCAAATGGTGACGCTTTAAGTGATAGTAATATTACACTATTTCAGTTTTAATAAATAAGTAAGAGAGAGAATTATGGCAAACAAAACACCAATACGAGCAGTATTTAATGATAGTAACGTTGCTACAGGTTTAGCAGAGTTTCAATCAGGCGATACTATTGCCCTAACACACGGTGGTTTAGGTGCCTCGTTATCAATTGGATCAGCAGGACAGGTTTTAAAAGTAAACTCTGGCGCCTCTGCTTTAGAGTTTGGTTTTGTTGAGGCCGTTGTTAATATAGATAATGCTACAAATTTAACTAGTGCTACTTTAGCTTCTAGTGATTTATTTTTAGTTTCAGATGGTGGCACAGAGGGCAGAGCAACATTATCTCAAATACAGGCCGCTATCAAAGATACAACTGCCACACTTACAAACAAAACAATAAGTGGTTCATCTAACACACTTTCAAATATAGGTAATTCATCACTTTCAAACTCAGCAGTTACCGTTGGTTCTACATCAATTAGTTTAGGTTCTAGTTCTACAACAATAGCAGGATTGACAAGTGTTACTTCAGGCACGGTAAATATTGCTGATAGACATATTAAAACAACTGATAGTACAAATTTAGTTTTAAATGAAGCCGTTGATATATCAAGTGCTGGTGCTATTACAGGTGGTTCTTTAAATTTATCAGGCAACGCTGTTGTTTCTGGTAACTTAACCGTATCAGGCACAACAACAACTTTAGAAACAACTAACTCTGTCATATCAGATAAACTAATTGAATTAGCTACAGGCACAAGTGGCACACCGTCAGGTGATGTTGGTATTGTTGGTGAAAGAGGAAGTCAAAATAATATCTTTTTTGGTTTTGATGAAAGCGCTGATGAGTTTACGGTAGGGACAGGAACATTTACAGGTGCTACAACAGGTGATTTATCAATTACAAAAGGAACATTTTCAAGTGCTGGTAACAGAATATATAATGGTTCAGATTATGTAGCTCTAGTATCGCCAAGTTTAGGTGGTGCTAATGTTACTTTAACTTTACCGGCAAATGATGGTGACTCAAATCAAGTTTTAATTACAGATGGTTCAGGTAATTTATCATTTAGTTCAGTATCAGCTGCTTCAGGTGCTGGTTTATCAAATATAGTAGAAGATACAAGTCCTCAGTTAGGCGGTAGTTTAGATGTACAAACAAACAGTATAGTATCAACATCAAATAGAAGTATATCAATATTACCAAATGGTAGTGGTAAAGTTTTATTAGATGGTAATGGCACTTCAGGTGGTGTAGGCGTATCAGATGGATTAGTAGAAATTAAAACAGGAACAGGTAGTGTTGGTAAAGTTAAATTTTTCTGTGAAAGTTCAAATGCTCACGCTCAAACTCTACAATCACAACCTCACTCAGCTGCTAGTGACGCTGTATTAACTTTGCCAGCTGCTACAGGTACTTTAATTGGTACAGGTGATTCAGGCACAGTATCAAATACAATGTTAGCTGGTTCAATAGCTAACTCAAAATTATCCAATTCAACGGTAACAATAGCTGACGATAGTTCAACAGCTGTAAGTGTACCATTAGGTGGTGGTTTTACAATTTTAGGTGGCTCAGGAATAACAACTGCTCTAAACGGTAGTGAAATGACTATTGCTACTGACGGTGCTGTGGTAACAGAAACGTCAACTGATACACTAACAAATAAGTCAATAGATTCAGATAATAATACTATTACAAACCTAGTAAATGCTGATATAAAATCTTCAGCGGCCATAGCCTTTAGTAAAATGGAAAATTTAACAACTGCTAGAGCCCTAGTATCAGACGGAAGTGGTGATGTTTCTGTAAGTGATGTAACATCAACAGAAATAGGTCATTTAGATGGTGTTTCTTCAAATTTACAGACACAATTAGACGCTAAAGCGGCTAAATCTTTTGCGATTGCTCAAGCGGTAGCACTTGGATAAATTATTATAAATATACCTGAAAACTAAAGGGATTTAATAATGGCAACACCAGCAAGTAGAGCTAACTTAAAAGAATACGCTTTAAGAGCACTCGGAAAACCAGTTATAGAAATAAACGTAGATGACGACCAGTTAGAAGATAGACTGGACGAGGCGTTACAATATTACGCTCAATATCACTATGATGGTATTAAACGAACATATTTAAAGTATCTTTACACACAAGAAGACAAAGATAGAATTACCGCTGATTCAAGTGAATCTACTACAAAAAATTCAATATCTACTACTTGGTCAGAGGGTAACAATTTTATAGTTGTTCCTGAATCAATAGTTTCAGTAATTAACATTTTCCCTTTTTCAAATAAAGGTAATCTAAACTTATTTGATGTAAGATACCAATTAAGATTAAATGACCTTTATGATTTTTCATCTACAAGTATAATCAACTATGATGTTGTTTTAAGACATTTAGATTTTTTAGATCACGTATTAGTTGGTGAAAAACCATTAAGATTTAATCAACACGATAATAGATTACATATTGATATGGATTGGAATAATGATCTAGCTGTTGGTGAATATCTAGTTATAGAAGCTTATAGAAAATTAGACCCCGAAGTATATACAGATGTTTACAATGATATTTTTTTAAAAAGATATGTAACAGCTTTATTTAAAAAACAATGGGGTGCTAACTTATCTAAATTTAACGGAGTTACAATGATAGGTGGTGTCTCACTTAATGGTCAACAAATCTATACAGAAGCTTTAAGCGATATAGAAAAACTTGAAGCTGAAATGAGATCAACTTACGAATTAAATCCAGCAATAATGATAGGATAATACCTTATGCCAGTAAATCATTATTTTCAAGGTGGCAATGGTATCGGTTCAGAGGCTGAAAAAAGACTTTACGAAAATTTAATCATTGAGGGTCTTAAAATTTATGGCCAAGACGTTTACTATTTACCACGAACACTTGTTAATAGAGACCTAATATTAGGTGAAGATGTAGCAAGCAAATTTAATGCTGCTTATCTGGCTGAAATGTATATGGAAACCACAGAGGGTTTTGCTGGTCAACAAGAAATCATAAACAAATTTGGATTAGAAATTAGAGAAGACACCACATTTATGGTGTCTAAAAGAAGATGGTTGGATTTAGTTGATGACCCTGCTACTATGATTGTGTCAGGCAGACCAAATGAAGGCGATATAATTTATATGCCTTTAATGAATAGTTTTTTTGAAATACAATTTGTTGAAGACCAAGAGCCATTTTTCCAATTAGGCCAATTACCAGTTTATAAATTAAGATGTACTAGATTTGAATATTCAAGTGAAAGACTTGACACAGGTGTTTCAGATATTGACGCTGCTGAAGATAAGTATTCATTAGATCAACTTGCTCATCAAATGAGTTTAGAAAATGAAGATGGTGCTTTATTGTTAGAGGCAGATGGTCCTGATAGTTCATCTAACTATCTATTAATGGAAACTTATAACTTACAAACTCAATCGCCTTATGCTGATAATAATGATTTAGATACAGCGGCTGGCTTTGATACATCATCAACAGCAGATGACATATTAGATTTTACTGAACGTAACCCATTTGGAGAGGTTGACTTTTAATGTTTGGACAATATTTCTATAATGAATCAATGCGTAGAATGACCATAGGCTTTGGTCAAATTTTTAACAATATACAGATTAAAAGAAAAGATGACACAGGAAAAGTTATTCAAACTATTCGTGTGCC